TTGCCGTTTTTTCTGAATTCTTTTAGCTTGTCTGGTTACTTATAAACAAAAGGAAATGACTGGATAGTGTGATACTTAGTTGTAGAAATATTAACACGATTACCAAGAATTTCATCGCCATCCCTGTATGTAATTACACCTTCAATTATCTTAGCACCATCTACACGTTTTTCAGCAAGACCACTTTCCATAGCGGCACAAAGATCAACAATTTCTGCGTCTGCAGGATTAAAATACTTGTAAATAATCGATTTCCCATATGCAGTCTGTATTCCAGAGGGAAGATCGATTACTTTATATCCACCAAAATAGTCTCTCATAATGTTAAACCATTCGTGTAGGCAAGAAATCCAGTATTATCATAAACTTTTACATTTACCTTCATTTCTGGATAAGACAAATCATCGCCAGATTTAGGGAAATGTTCTTTTGCAAATTCAATTGATCTTTGTTTATCATCAGACACAAGTACAAAAAACTTTTGTACTTTAAATGTTGGAAGAACATTTCCTGGCAACACCTCTCCATAAAATGCTAGAGCATTGTCAATAGCATCTTGATCCGATGAAGCATTGATGCCAATTCTATCAACAATGATTACGCACTTATCGAGAGAACGTGCATAGTTTTCAAAGACATCATGAATTACGTGGGTGTCAGCGAATATCATTTTAATTGCGTTTTCCAGACTAGAGTTTTTCTCATTCCACCAAATGTTCTGGTAGTTTCTTCAGAGAAATGTTTTACCATCCCTGGGAAGTATATAGACTTATTTATTTCAGGTACAATAAACTCTGGACCTTCATCAAATAGTATTACTGTTTTGCCATTCCATCTAATATCCCATCCTTCATTTGCATACCATAAAAAAGTCCTACCACGCTCATCAAATGCATCAACATGTGGTTGTCCACCAGTACCGTATACAGATCCATTACAATAACAGTCTTCAAGAACCAATTCTTCTCCAACAGTTTCTTGTACCTTTTTAAACAAATGTTTAGTAAAGAACTCTTCATCTATCAGGTTCATTCTCCAAAATGGAGGAGCGTTGTTATATGAGCGTGACGATGAAACATTTCCATAAGACCAGTTACCACTAGCTAGGTGAGTTTGTATCACATCTCTCTCTGTCTTAGAAAATGTTCTATGATACGTTTTTATATCTTTTGCTGTAAACATCACGAAAACTCTCGAATTAAATTATATCTGATTTTTTCAAAATCAGCAGCAACAGGATGTATTAAATCTCTATGTTTGCAAACTGTTTTAGATATATCAATGACAGAAGAGCGAACCCTACTATCATTAATCACAGATTGCACCCAAAACACCATCACTTTCCTTTCCCCAGAAATAACAGGATTTACTTTATGTAATGTACCTGTTGGATAAATTACACACATGCCAGGATCTAATTTATATGATACTTCATGTGTACCTAGGTGGAGCATTAACTCTCCTCCCTCATATTCATCAGGAGAATTTAAAAAACAACTGACACTAAAGTCAGTTCTAACACCATTCATCTGATAATAATCGTTATGATACGCATAGTGCATGTCCTTCTCATATTTTAAGAACATGGGAGAATTCCAACACTTTGGTGTGTAAACATATCCAAACTCAGTGCAATTTCTTATAGCACTCTCTGTCAGATTATGCAAGCTTGTTTCATTTTCTTCAGTATCAGACAATTCTAAATTATATTTTTTTAATTTATTATTGTCTCCAGATGCAGATCCGTCTCTAAATTTACAGAAACTATAATATTCCATAATTTCATTGAGATCTTCATCACCCAACATTCTAAAAGTATCAAACATAATAAAATTTAAATCTAATCTGTTTCGATGTTTCCAATGTGTTCTGCTACATCACCACCTGTTGGATCTTGTTTGAATAGTTTTCCTTTCAACTCTGGATAAATCAAATTAGTTTCCAAAGTATCCATCAGTTCATACATTTTAGACTCAACTTCAATTTCATCATTTTTAACTTGTTCTAAGTATTCAACAACACCTTCCATGTTTGCTGCAACAAAATCGCCAGAAGCTATAAAGTCCATTTTAGTAAATTGATCTTCTGTACTCATGTATTCTACCACATTTCCATCAGAATCTTTTCCGTCTGGATATTGTTTGAAATATTGGTTAGGGTCAACAGGATATTTTGCAACACATGCAGCTTTAAATGCATCGAACGCAGTTTCAAAAGTGTCAAATTTAGGAAGAACTCTTCTTAATGCTTTTCTCCAGGTTTTCCACATTTCTTGTTCACCATCAAATTCTTCTTCATAATCTACACACATCCTCCAGTCACTGTATAACAACATTCCTCTTATCTCTTTAACCATCTTCATATATTTCTTTTCATGATAAAATGCTTTATCATAAAATTCTTTAGCAGATTCTTTGAATGATTCTTTCTTAGCACTTTTTTCCAAAAAGAAAACAGTATCAAATAATAGAGAAATTTTTTCTGCTTCTTCTTTTCCTAATATATTGAATTGATATGTCTGCCAATATGAAGATTGGTTTTGAAAATCAACTCTTTTTTTCTTACGCTGACACATGTAAGATCCATCAGTGTAGTATGCAAAAAATTGCATTTCATCTTTGCCAGGATCATGCCACAAAGGTTGTAAATAATCCAGAACAAATTTGTCCCATGCTTCATCACGGGGCATAACTGTATGCTGTGATTGTGAAACAATCACCTTTTCATCGAAATTAACTTCGATTATTGGAGCTTTTACTTGCATCTTACGGAACCTTAATGTACCATCCAGTCAAAATGTATTTATCTTGAGTAAACACAGTATTACCTTTATGAACGTGAGTCATACTAGCAGGCCAAATAACTAAAGTGCCTTGTTTTGGTTGGATTCTTCTTCTTTGATAGAGAAATTCTGTTTCTGCTTCTCCTTCTGGCATATCATTTAAGTAAATCGCCCAAACTAATTCACGATAACTATAATGATATCCACCCGTTTCATAGTGCCAAACATGATACCCACCTTCGGGTTCTGTTTTTTGAAGTTTCATATCACCAGAAACATATCTAGCATTTTTTAACTGACTATATTTCTCAACATATTGTTGAGTACATGCTGTAAGATATTGATTTATTTGTGATCCCAAAACAGGATTAGAATCATTTAATAGGATAGCGGTATCTTTTCTTCCCAGTTTACCATTTGCAAATTGAGTACCACCGTCCATAACGGTAGTTTTGCCATTATCTACAGGTTGTTCTTCAGCACTAGAATTAATAAAACTTCCATTACACATATATTCTTCATAATGATTTATAACTTGTTCGCACATATATGCAGGAACAAAGTTTTCCCAGAGACCAATAAAATCTTTAAACTCAAACTTAGTGAGTTTAGGATCCTGCATCAATTCAAGCGGTTTAATAGGTACAGAAGGCATTATTATTCACATGTTAAAACGATATAACTATTTAGAATGCTTTAATTAGGTACTTCGCTCTAAAGAATGGTTGAATTAAAGGAATTATTTTATTTGGTCGAATAGACACCTCAGGAATTAATGCTTTTGAACTATCTAATTGGAATGTCCCAAAGTTAGCTCTAATACCAATTTCAGAAGAACTAAATGCAACTGCAACTGTATTATTAGTAGCAGCTCCACCAAAAGATGTACCTACTCCATTATTATTTCCATATGTAAATGCGTTGTTTTGATCTCCATACTCAGTGGTAGATAATGTATGATTATGTTGCAACATTCCACCAGCGGGAGTAAACAAGTTTGAATTTGCAGCACCGGTAAAGACATCCAATGCTCCCATATATTGATAGTTTCCAGCATTTTTATTATTATCTAACTGTAAACTATTATCTCTAGGAGAAGGCCAAAAATTAGTATATGTTTTAGTGTAACTAGTGCCGGGGTTGACATCACTTGGACCCTGAGGAATATTGTTAGCCCAGTTATCATTAGATACTCTCTCAAACTTATCTTCATAGACCCATCTCATAGCTCTAATACCCCATGCCATCAAACCAATAGGCACATTCAAAGATCTAGCACTTCCAGCTGAATGTGTATGCCCTGGAATTGGTACTAAAGTTTCTATCATAGGTCCAACATCAGCATTCATATTTCCTGCAATATTAAAACTAACTCTAGAACTAATTTCCTCATAACCAGTAGTATTAACTGTGCCAAGTGCATAGAATATACCAGCGGTTCCTTCATTACCAGTTCCTTGAATTTGTTCTAATGGTGGGGTTCCAGCAGCATCAACTTTTGCAATGTACCAGTTACCACCTTCAGACCCCACTTCAGTAGAGTCACCAGTCCCGCTATCATCAGCATTAAATCTAGTAACAACACTTGGACTTGCTGGAGAATTTCCATCTACAGTACCAGTTCCAAATACTCTTCTATTTCTGAAATCCGGTATGTTGAAACTGCCACTATAAACTCTTGATGTTACAGCAGCACTCCTGAATCCACCACCACCATATGTATTGCCAATAACATCAAATAAATCTGGATATTGACTTGCTTGCAATGAAGTTCCATCACATTCAATAAATCCAGGATACCTAGAAGTATTTGATCCTGTTAAATTACCCCAATTACCATCTGCTTGTCTAAAAATTGTGATAACTGTTCCTAAAGCATATCCATCTTCTTTCTTTCTTTTTGACATCCAAGTTCCTTCACCACCAGCAGCAGGTGGTGCAGACAGTACAGTAACTGTCCAAGTATCAGTAACACTACCAATGGTAACTGATAGAGTTGCACCAGTTGATGCATAAGATCCAGTGACTAATCTTAACTGCACTGGAGTTCCTGGTACATAATCAGTGATTGCATATGGTAAAGGATTCCATGTATTACCGGTGTCAAAAGATACCTCTTGACTACTAGTATTACCAGCACTCGTTACACTAGCAGAAAAAGAAGTTGTTGAATCAAATCCACCAGGAACTACTGTATTGCTGTATACAGTAACAAATCCTTGCTGATTATTTCTATCTACAAAATTAAATGCGTCTGGAGTAAAATCTGCTGCTGTTCCTGTGGCAATTCTCCATTCATCTGTAACAACTCCAGCTGCCCCACCGCCAATCTGAACTAAAGCAGTAACAACATCACCATCACTAGGTCCAGAAGTTCCTCTAATTTGCAATGTTTGATTATTACTAATAGTAGTACTACTAGTTGGAGTAACCCAACCGGTTCCATTAACATTAACTTGAAAATTAGTACTAATTGCAACTGCAGCAGGACTGTTGATACCTGTAATAGTTTCTACATTACTAGCATATTGTGTACTAGCAACTCCACCTGATATGTCAGTAAAGTTAAATGGGTCTACGCCAGTATCAACTGTTAATAGTGTGCCTACATTCCAAATAACTGGAGATCCTGTTCCGACAACAACTGATGCAACTGTCGTGAGATTTGGAATGCCAGAAGTCAATACTCTTAGTTTTAATGTGTCACCATTACTAATTGCGCCACTTGCTCCTTGTTCCACACCATTAATAACAACTGCTGCTTCCGTAATATTTCCCCCAGTTATTGCAGATACACTAGCTAATGCGCCAGAACCTGCATTTAAACCAGAAATAGTTACTTCGTTACTATCAACATAAGTCAATAATGGTTGATTAGTTACATCAGTAAATGAGAAAGGATCTGGAATGTTTGGTGGTACTGATATTGTAGTAACCTTAAAAGATGCGGTAACTTGAGATCCAATTTCTCCGTAATAAATAGTTCCTATTTCTTCAGCATTATATGCCGAAGAAGATGTGACGAGTAATTTAAATCTATCCCCATTAACAAAGGTAGTATCCCCAATCATGCTACTGTCATTTTTAACAATTACTGCATTTACAGCGGATGCAGGCACACTAACATTAATTCCAGCAACTGTTTTTTCTTCAGTAGTAAAATAAGCAGTATTAAGCAGGGCATTAGTTTTATCAGAGAAGTTGCCAGGAGAATCTGGAGCTGCATCCTCATTATTATAAGAAATTACAATTTTACCACGATTGCCATTGGTGGATTGTCCTCCTCCTGTAGAATATGAAGACTGACTAAAAGATGGAGCAGCACCATGGTATCCAAGGTTATGAAAAGATGTTCCACCACCACCGCCACCTGCATCAACATCACTGCTAGGGGTAAATCCTGGACTACCCCCAGGACTGCCACCGCCACCACCGCCGCCTCCACCGCCGTCACTGCCATGATTGGGGGCATTAGATCCTGAAGTTAAATTTTGAGTTGTAGTGGTGGCAACACCACCATCAAATCCACGCTGAGATGGAGATGGACCAGATCCATCATTTCCTGCACCACCAGCACCACCGCCACCACCTGCGATGACAATCGCATCCCCAGAAATAACATTTGTATAACTGATAGAAATTCTTCCGTTTATAGCTTGATCACTCTCACTTCTATGACCGTTAGTATCACCTAAAGAAGCATCTGTAGTGTAACTTGGATTATAGTATCCGCCGCCGCCTTGACCTGTATTGCCAGCGCCATGATTCCCTGCAGTATAACTATATCCAGCACCCACGATCCCCAATGCCCCACCAGGATTGCCTGCACCACCTCCACCGCCGCCAGAGTTACCCGCTGTCGCTGAAGGAACATTTGAATTGTCACCGTTAGTATTATTCAAAGAAGATGATAACCTAGTATCAGCTGGATATATTGTAGTGTAATCAAGGGGACTATTAAATTGCTGACCACCTGATCCACCGCCACCACCTGCCAGAACCGCTATAGCATTTCCATCATTTACAACACGAATAGCAGTGTCTCCACCACCGCCACCGCCACCAGCACTGGTTTGCCAAGTTTCACCCGATGCTGCACCTGTTGCTCCTACTCCACCAAGTTTAACTCCACCACCACCAGCTCCACCAGGAGTAGAACCTGCCCCTTGTGCGCCATTTTGTCCTCTAGTTCCAACAATAATACTGAGAGCTTTACCAGCAACATTTGATAATGTTCCACTAATAATTTGACCTCCCTGTCCTCTTGGAGCAATTGTAGTTGCACCGACACCTTCAAATATCCCTAAGCTAGCTCCACCATGTCCACCTTGTGCTCCTTTTATGGTATAGTTTACTGTAGAGATTCCAGCTGGAATTGTAATTGATGTACCAACCGCAAATAGTTGATTATAATTGATTGTGCCACCAGCAGGAGAACCAGGATCAATTGTAATATAGGATGCAGCACCGCCACCGCCACCGCCGCCTGAGGATCCAGAATTTCCTGCATTACCGCCACTACCACCACCACTTACACTACCACCATTAGTGCCACCAGGTCCTCCAGCACCTCCACCTCCAGTTGTTCCACCAAAACCACCTTCACCAACAAAAATTTGTAAAGTAGTTCCACCAGTAATACCAATAGCTTTTCCTACGACTAGACTGCCATTTCCACCAGAACCACCAGGAGATCCGGCATCGTTTCCCGATCCACCGCCACCGCCGCCATGAACTTCGTAATCAAATTCTGTTACTCCACTAGGTAGAGTAAAAGTTGTTAGTCCAGCTACATCAAATGTCTGAGTTACTATTGCCATTGGTATTAATATTTGATAATGTATTCTACTAAAATAAATGGAGCAACAGTTTCATCAAAGGTATCTACATCTTGTGTAATAATATTTACCGTTGTTTCAAGACTAGTCGCAGGAACTTGTACTGTTGGATATGTATACTGAAAATTTTGATCGTAATCATTTTGAGATACTGGCATATCAATCAAATGATCATGTTGCGCTGAAATAGCACTAGTATCAGTAGGAGTTGCAATATTATAAAGAGTATTTCCTGCAAATGGTCTACAATTATTGCCACTATGACTATCGCTTCCTTCGGGTCCTTGCGCAGGAGAAACAAAATAATTTCCCGTACAATTCAAAACCTGAGCGTTACTGCCATGTCCGTGACCTTGAAAATGATTAGCTGTGACAATTCCAGTAAATGAATTTTCTGGTGAAGCGTAAAAAGGATTTCCTAATACATCACCAGTTTTTCCAGTAATAGTAAAATTTCCAGCATATTTAACTGAAGCAGATGTACCACGATTTGAAGTAACTTCAAACTCCGCTCCAACATGAGGAGTGGTGCCGTCAGACAAATTTTGAGATAAGTAAGTTCCTGTTGCTCCTCCAGGAACAATATATTTTGATCCTATATCAGGCAATTGGAATTCATCTTCTTGTAGTTCACCTTTAGCGAATTTACAATTTTCACCGATCCCCAAAACTTCTGCTAGTTGTGGATAATCTCTTTGTTTAAATATTGATCCGTCACATCGCAAAAATCCTGCAGGTAGTTGAGATCTAAAATTACCAGAATTTGGATCATTTTCTGCAGGCAACTGATTAGTAAATGGGTGAATAGTTCCAACCATCCCACCATATTTCGCCTTTTGTACTGCGTAATTTGCCATCAGTATGCTCGAATTATGTACAATATAACTACTTTTGGAGTAGGTACAGTAACAGTAATATTTAGTGCTTGTGGTAAATTATCTGGAACAACATTTGAAGTAACATCGGAAAATGTTAATTGTCCTGGCATTCTCAAAGAAGAAGAGTCTCTATCTAAATTAACTTGGAAACTTGCATGATCATGCGATTGAATTATATCAGTTCTTCCGGCAGTATTATTAATTTTAGCAAAATCAATACCAGAGTGATTAAAGAAAACTTTATATGGGAGATGTGAGTCACCAGAGAGTCCAGAACCAGCATTTCCGTCTCCAGGATCCCAGTTTCTATTTGGAACCTCAATTGTTCCTCCACCTATAGCATAAGGCATTTCTCCATTGTGGTTTGGATCACCATCTAAAACTTGTGGGTCAAATTTTCTATTATGCCTATTAGTCCCAGAGGAAACATTACCACCTTCAGGATGCGGTGCTGGAAAACTATCAGTAATGCCAATCCAATTTGAAATACCATGAGAAATTGCTGACTGAGCTTTTAAATTTGGTCCAGGTTGTTCTGATGCAATATTTCCTAATACGACACCATCAGTACCATTACCAAAAGCATTACCATTAATTAATCGATTTGGAGCACCTCCAGAAAAGTTCTGAATTGGGATAGTAATCCTGCCGTCAATTTGTGTTCCATCAAGAATTTCGTCAAATGAAGCTTGATTGATATTATAAGTAATCTCTCGGGAACAGGCAACACCAGATCCTGGTTGGTTCAACCCCTGTCCGTAAATTGTAGGGAAAGAAGTTTCATGAGCGTGAATAGGTGTGTGATTTCTTCCTAATTTTCTTGCGCCTGTATATACTGTCCGAGATCCAAAACCGGGGTCTAAAGTATTACCTGTAATAGTACCAGAGAAATCATTTTCTGCTGTATACGAAAATAAAATATCCGCATATGCATCGCTAGTTCTATCTGCAGTTCCATTATCTTGATCTGATCCGATGAAACTAGCTACTGCTGTAGAAGCTTCTGCGGTATCAATTTCACTATTAGGAGCACCACCTCCAAAATATGCAGAATCCAAATCAGCTAGAGGTTTTTGATTTAAATCTGGTAAAGAAAATTCTTGACTTTCTGTTGATGATGTATTCCAAGGAAAATTGGTAATATTAAAACTAGAAGATCCTCCATAATAATCTCCAATAGCTTGTGCTAATAAAGGATAATCTTTTGCTAAAACATTGTCTCCAGAGCAGATAATCCACCCTGGAGGAACTCTTGTTAAATCACCAGTCCACGGCAGGATTGTACCAATCGCTGCCGCTCTCATGGTTTTTAGGTATCCGTACTTTGCCATTTTAGATTTCTACTAACCACCAACCACGTTTAGAACTCGGTACGCCAGATGACGTTCCATCACTATTTAGATCACCCGCATAAATCAGTCCAAATGCCGCATTTGGAGTGGTTACGTTTAATTCTCCACCATTATGGTTGGAAAGATTAATACCACTTACTGTTGGAGCGATATTTGTATTATCTCCTTGGATTCTTTGATTAGTTGCTGCACGAATTACAAGTTTGAGATTATAAGACAGAGCACCACCAATATCAACAAATCTAATCATGTCACCATGCTTAGGTGATTCTGGTAATCTAATGTAAAGATCGCCAGTGACATTTACAAAGTAATTAATATTACTAATAACATCAGCACCACCAGAAGACTGACTTACATAGTCCCAACGTTTTGCACCAGTAGGACCATAGAAGTAATCAATTCCACCAAGTTCAATTGTAGAATTATTACTTACCTTAAAGATATCAGTTGATCCGTTTCTAACAGCAAAATCACCACCATTAACAGTTAAATCACTAGCAAAGCTACTGGTTCCAGATGTTGCTTCACTTACAAATAGTCCAGAAATTGTTAGATTGCCAGTGCTATTTTCTAATCTTAACTTATTATTAGTTCCTACACTATCTTTAATAGTAAAGTTGCCACCATTAATAATAGTGTTGCCATTAGATCCGTCCACAAGGAACTTATTGAATCCAGCACCAACACTTAGATCACCACGGATCTTAGTATCTCCATTTGCGCTATCAACTTCAAATGCAATTGTACCAGA